TCCCTAGGGATGTATGAAAATTATCCTTAGGGCTTCAAGCCAAATCGAATTGGATGATTATCGTCATCCTCTTTGCTTTGTTTAAAGCTATAAAATTCTACGTTAAAACATTTGATTCTCATTTTTAAACGTTTTGAGTTTCTACACACTTTATTTTACTGCCGTGCACAGTATAAAAGCATGTTTCAGACCTTAGTAATGTGGTCTGTGTAATTTACGACATTGCATATCGTTTCGGATCAAGTACGTTAAATCTCTGTTATGCTAGGTACCAGAGACAATATTTGATCCTTTCTTAAATCTTAACATACGCTAGAATGTTAGATTTGAGTTCTAAATACAATAGTTTTCAGTGCGGAACGGAATCCCCCTGAATGTTATATCACGTCCAGAATAGATAAACCCAGCAGTATGGAAGAGTATCTTAGACCTCTGATTATAACAGACAGAACAATTGGTCCACCCCGAGCTGTATTAACGCAACGTACCGCGGCTATGATTGTTACAATACCGAATTTATATTCCACGTTTAGGCATTTTACCAGGATGTCAAGGTAGCTGACTGCACCTAACTTTTTTCGTGGACCCTATGTTTTCGTGAGGTAGAATCTCATTTTTGACACATATTTTAGACTATTTATAGAGATAGTAGATAAACCCTTGACTTAGCACCCAACGCTTGTTCCTAATTATGAATATAAATTTTATGAAAGGAAACAAAGTTGAAAGTCAGCAAACAAGCACTCGCGCATGCACACTCACTAAATTTAATAGCATGTCGCTCGAAGAAAAAGTTCACTTTTTAAGTGGCAATCAATATGCACCTCAGTCTAGTACATCAATTCTCACTTTGTTGAGATTAAAAGATCATTTACGCAAACAATTGACTGAGACAGCCATCTCAAAAATAGAAGGCATTTGTGCACTATTTGGAGCCCTATGCAGTGTCAATGATGCTGCAGGCTTCTTGGCTGTGCTTACTTTGTACGCCAAAACCCACTCACAGACAGCGCTTGTGACTCAATTAGCTTCTGTAGTGGATAAATTATTTTCTGGTTATTCACCACAATCGACCGGAACTCGTCCTGTGTGGCTCGATCAAATGAAAGATGCTTTACACAATTGGAAACTTCTCGTCAACAATCCTGCTTTTGCTCAAATCTCTAGGGTATTATCCCTTTTGGTCACTCTTGGAGTGATAGAGAATGCGAGCGTATCATTAGGAAATTTCGAGATTTTCGCCGTAGAGGCACAGAAGAAACACTGCAATTCAGTGGATCTTGTAGATGCAATTGTTGACACTATTGTGTTTTTTGCAGAAGCAGGTTACATGTGTTTCGTTACGGGGTCGTTGTCCCCGTTGCTCTTCTCTTCGACTAAATTGGTTGAAATGGAGGAGCGCTATGTAGCTAAACTCGCTCAATGGGAGCATGCTCGAAATGGAAATTTGGAGCGCTTCCTGTCTATGAGCGAAGCCCAATTTGACAGGGAATTGAAAGAACTCATCGAGGACTTTCACCAGCTATACAAAACAACTCCCAATGGAACTGAGAAGAAAATTACTCAGCAAAAATGGGAAGCTCTGAACAAAGTTTACACAGAGTTTACTGCCATTCGGATCTCAGGAGGTTTGCGTAAAGCCCCTCTTGCAGTGAAGATTTATGGTAACTCCGGAGTTGGTAAATCCACTTTCGCCGATATCACTCTAGCCACAGTTCTTAAGGCTATGAATGTGCCATGTTCAGCGGACTACATCTGTACTATCAATGAGTCAGATCAGTATATGTCGAACTATCGGTCATACATCACTGGAGTAAAAATCGATGATCTTGGTAATACCAAGAAGGAATTTTGGGAGGTTGCACCTTCTGAGTCCATCATCAAAATTGTGAACAATATTCGTGAATATGCTGTTATGGCAGACCTCGCGAACAAAGGTAAGATTTCTATCGAACCTAGTTGTCTCACTATTACCACTAATGTGGAGGAGTTGCACGCAGGTTTGTCGTCATATAACTCCATGTCAGTCCTTCGCCGGTGTCATGTTCATGTGGAGCTCAGTGTACGTCCTGAGTTTCTAACCAATAATCTTCTCGATTCCTCCAAGGTGATTAAGAAATTTGGTAGTATGAATCAACTCAATGACATCTGGTTGATCACTCTCAAAGAGCCCGTAGGCGATGGTCCAGGTGGTCAAAGTTTCAGTCACTGGAGAACTCTTCAAGAGGGTCTTTCAATTACTGAATATGTCAATTATCTGATTAAGATTGCACGTAAACACAATCACGAGCAGTCTCTCATAGTCGAGTCCTTCACTGAACCATCCGATATTATCACTATCTGCCCTGAGTGCAGTGAGTGTAAGGAAACGTGCCAGTGTAAACAGGATTCTGAAAATAGTGAGGAATACGTCCCTCATTTTGGCGAACGCCTCGCCGGTCATATCTCTCGTAAAGCTCGTAAGTTTAACCACAAATTGAGAATTCATCAGAGCAAAACGGAGACAGCTGTTGAGGATATTGCTATTAAAGCACTACTCTTGGGCCTAAAAGCCTTCGAGGAATCGCCTCTTTCGTCTTGGACGTCATGGATTCCCCAGGATTGGATGGATAATGACTATGTCAAATCCACTATTCTTTCATTTGGAGAAGATGTGATCGGTCAGGATGTCAAGACCTATTGCCAACGTATGTTGCTGTCACTTGTAGTAATGTGCGTCTTTATGTGGTCCATTTCTGGTTTCAAAACAGCTTTACTTTTTGCTGCAATCGGATTTGCGTACTACATGATAACTATCGCTGGTGTTATTGAAACGAAGAAGGAAGCATATATGGCTAGATTAGTCGCTTCGCGAGAAACGTTACCGGAATTATTTAAGACACTACGCGATCAGCATGTCAAATATGCATGTGGTCTTTTTGCTTCTTTAGGACTTCTTTATGGAGCTGCTCAGACGATTAAGGCTCTCAAGGCCAATATTTCCTTCCAAGGGAAATTGGCGCCTAAGTCAATTGCAGATATCCGAGAACGTGACATGGAGGCAGATGTGTGGAAAGTGGCAGAGCGCCAGAAGATGAGCCATAATGGAAGTTTTGTGGATCAAGATAAGGCTCAGCGCTCGCTACGCACAGCTCTTGGGATTGTGGAAATTGGAGAATCTTACAGTGGTACTTTCTGCTTGAGTTCAAAGATCTACATGATACCCTCTCATTTACTTCCAGTTGTTCCTACTGTAGCTACTTTTAGGAGTGCTGCAGGTAGTGTGTCCACAACAATTGTGAAGGAGAGGTGCTATATTATCCCTAAAACGGACGCTGCTCTGGTATATGTTCCAAATGCGCAACCCGCAAAAGACATGATCAAACACTTTGAAGATGACTACGTAAAGCATCCAGTGCATGCCACTATGCATGGTGTTACTCTTAAATTAAAACAGTTTAGAGACAACACGCTGTGGCAATATTCACCTGATGTGTATAACGGGTGGTCAGTGTTCCCCGGAGCTTTTTATACTATGAATACCATGCAGACTTTTGAAGGCATGTGTATGTCACCCCTTATCTCAGATTCACGAGAAAAGAAAATCCTAGGCTTCCACATTGGAGGCGTTACTAATACTAGGAAGGGGTGTGGTTTTGCAGTAACAGCACCACAATTGATTGCTGCACGAACTCAACTATTAGCTTTGAGTCCTACCTTCATGGAAGCACCACAAGCAGCTGAACTCCCAGATAAGATGATGGGACAAGACTACGCCATTAGTGGAAACATCCACAGGAAATGTCCTACTAATTTCATCACCGGAGATCCCGCTGTTATTGCTTATGGGACAATCACAGGAAAGGCCAAGTTCACCTCTCGAGTAATTGAGACGCCTATTTCTAAGATTGTTGAGGAAGTTACAGGTGTTGCCAATGCTCATGGTCCACCTAAGTTCGTCAAACCAGTTGAACTGGAAGATGGACGAGTGGATTCGCAGAGCTGGCGCCCCTGGTACGAATCACTTGAAGTATGCTCGAAACCTTCGGTAGGTTTTAATCCTCTGCAGGTAGAAGTAGCCATGGATGATTACTTGGCTGAAATAGAGCAAATTTTTCACCGTGATGGTGCAATGCATCGTGTTGAGATGCGGCCCCTCACGCATCAAGAGACTATCTCTGGTATTGAGGGAAAGCGTTTCATTGATGCTATGGTTACCAAGACTTCTATGGGATACCCGATTGGAGGTCCCAAGTCTCGTCACATGGTAGATTTACCACCAACAGATGAACATTCTTGTCCAAGAGATTTCACTCCTGAGATCCAAGCCGAAATCGCTCGTGTTCTTACTACTGCTGATGCAGGAGAAGCATTAAATTTGATTTTTGGGGCTAGTTTGAAGGATGAACCAACAAAACTAACAAAGGATAAGGTACGTGTTTTCCAAGCTGCACCTTTGGCCTTACAGTATGCAATCAGGAAGTACTATTTACCTGTTGCTCGTTTTCTGTCTCTATATCCACTTGTTTCTGAGACAGCTGTGGGCATCAATTCACATGGCCCAGAGTGGGATGAATTATCTCGTTTTATGGCTTTCTTTGGAGATGACCGCGTTATTGCTGGAGATTATGCCAAATATGACCTTCGCATGCCTGCGCAGTTAACCATTACTGCATTTGCAATTATGATCAGAATTGCGGAGTGGTCTGGGAATTATACACCATCTGATATCAAGAGGATGCGTGTTATTGCTCATGACGTATGCACGCCCCTTGTGGCCTACAATGGAACTCTTATTAGGTTCCTAGGCACTAACCCATCAGGGCAAAACATGACTGTTTACATCAACAGTATTGTCAATTCCTTGCTTCATCGCATTTGCTTCTATGAGGCTTATTCGCAGGAGGAATTGAAAACAATTGGTGAAGAACTTTCACTTGGACGTAGTGCACGTTTCAGGGATTTGGTTACACTCATGACTTACGGTGATGATGCTAAAGGTTCAGTGAGACCAGGTTACGATAAGTTCAATCACGTGTCGATGGCTAAAACTTTAGAAGCCAATGATATGGTATTCACCATGCCTGACAAAGAGTCTACACCTCGACCTTTTATGTCCCGATATGAAGCTGATTTTTTGAAGCGAAAGGACAGGTTTGATGAGGATTTAGGTGTTTTTGTGGGAGTTCTTGATGAATCTTCCATTTTCAAATCACTTCATTCTATTTTAGAATCAAAAGAGGTGACACCTGAAGAAGTTTGTACTCAAAATGTGGATGGAGCACTTAGAGAGTGGTTTTTCCATGGTCGAGAGGTATTTGAAATGAGGCGTGAACAAATGAAGGAAATTGCTCGAAGAGCTGACCTACCTTGTCGCACTCTGGATGATGATTATGATTCTCGCGTTGCTGAGTGGAAGCAGAAGTATGTCCCACATGCTGGACGCACTTTTAAAGCTGAAGTTTGGTATAAGAAGAAACTGTTTGGTCGTCCAGTTAGTGATTTGCGTGACATTCGCGCAGTGATAGTGTCAAATCCTTCTGTCACACATTTGGAAGAACGGCTTGCCGTTTTGGATCGAGCTATTGCGGATGCAGAACTGGATGAATTTTCAGTTCCTGAATCTTTGTCACTTTCTCACACAACCGAGACCAGTCAATTAACTGAACCGGTTAGTGAAAAATCAGTTCTTTGTGAACCGGTTAGTGACGAATCAATTCTCTGTGAACGTGTAGTGAGTATTCTCGGCAAACCACAATTTGCTGAATATCCCATTATATCATCTGTGCTTGGAGAAGGTGACTTGTTGTATATCTTTGACAATGCTGTAGCTCTTGTAATAGAGTGTAAGCGTGTAGTGGGACGTCCTTCTTCTTACAAGCAGAAGGTAAAGGAACAAGCCATCAAGTATGCCAAGGTGGTAGAAGTTCTTCGACCTGACCTGACTGTTTACGGGATTATCTATACTGAATTGGGTTTCATGTTGGTGGAAGCATTCGGGGAACCACGTTTTCCAGCAAGTATTGCTGATTTCCTCGATAATATTGCGATTGATTTATAATTCATATTGCATACCGACCGTCATGTCTTTAAACTGTCCGGAGGCGCTGCGGTAGTGTCGTCGTTACTAGAATGAAACCAAAGCCGAACTCAACATTGATTACAGATGTTATGTATGGTCTAGCACATACCATGCAAGCAGACTGCTTTGTTGAGACAAGAATGACGCGAACATGCGAGTAGGTATTTACTTACAGTGGTTTATAGCCCCACAAACAAAGGTGTGAATAGGCAGACACAATGATGCATGTGTCTGACCCGTATCAACAAATCGCATTAGTAATTTTACAAATTTTATTACAGAGCCAACGATCTCTATAAACCGTACACTATACAAACCCCAGTCCGGTGCACTGGGTACTATTCAAGAAGAAGGTGTTGCAAATCTTACGGCACAAATCACTAACTTTGAGGAGCAAGATGCTGGTTGGACCACATCTATTGGCGCAGGTTGGGATTCTACGATGAATTTGAGTAGCACTTCTGATGCTTCTCTTGGTTCATTTTTAGGGAGACCTACCCGTATCAAAGAATATCAATGGGCCGTTGGCCAACCTTTCTTCGAGCGCTTTAATCCATGGGAATTATTTCTCAATGATCCACGTGTGGCTGAGAAAATTGCTAATTTTGAGCTTTACAGAAGCCAATTACACGTTAAGATTATTATTTCTGGGACTGGTTTTCATTACGGTAGGTGCTTGGTTTCCTATAATCCGTATCATGGATATGATGACCTAACGGTTCAACGCAATTTTTTGACGGTTGACTTAATTGGTGCATCACAAAAGCCACATTTTTTCCTGAACCCAACAAACAACTCAGGAGGTCAATTGGATTTACCGTTCTTTTGGCCAAAAAATTATATATCTCTTAGTGAAACTGATAGGAGTGACATGGGTGAAATGACTATTAAGTCAATGCAATCCTTGCAACACTCTAATGAAGGAGATGATCCCGTAACTATCACTGTATATGCTTGGGCGTCTAATGTTGTTCTAACTATGCCAACTTCACAGACTACCCTTACTGCGGCTAATTATACGCCGCAATCAGGTATGATGAATTCGGGAGACGAATACGGAAAGGGCATTGTGTCCGGTCCCGCTTCGGCAGTAGCACACGCCGCTGGACAACTTAAAAGTATTCCAGCAATCGCTCCTTATGCGCGTGCAACAGAGATGGTAGCTAAAGGTGTTGGGTCCTTGGCTACTCATTGGGGTTATTCTCGGCCCCCAATTGTCACAGACATTGTACAGCAAAAGCCTACACCTACGGGCAATATGTCCAATACGGATGCTGCTGATGCTGTTATGAAATTGTCTTTAGACTCAAAACAAGAACTTACAATTGATTCAAGAACCGTTGGTTTAGACGGAGAAGATCAAATGGATATCTCTCGATTTTGTCAGAGAGAGTCCTATTTGACACAGTTCACGATGAATACCTCGCAGGGCCCAGATTCCTTGTTATGGAACACACGCGTTACACCCTTATTGTTCGGGGTCAACAACGATGAAATTCATCCGACACCAATGGCTTATATGTCAACGGTGTTTGAGAAATGGCAAGGTTCTATTAAATATAGATTCCAAGTCGTTAAATCGAATTTTCATAAAGGAAAGATTTTACTAAGGTGGGATCCGAGAGCTAATGATGCTAATATCCAATATAATACTGTTTACAGTAGGGTAATTGATCTCGCCGAATGTGATGATTTCGAAATATGCGTGGGATGGGGTCAGTCAGCCCCATTTTTAACTTGTGGTAATATGAACACCACAGAAACGTTCTATAGTAGTTCGAGTAGACTGCTTAATAACATAAATGGACAATACAACGGGGTGCTAGAAGTTGCTGTCGTGAACAGTCTCGTATCCCCATCTATTGATTCACCAATCCAATTCAATGTCTTTGTTTCGGCATGTGATGATTTGAAATTTGGAGAGGTGTCTGTCGATAAGATGAAACAATTTGGTCTTTGGGCCACACCTGCACCAGCTTTGAATTTTGTTCCTCAGTCAGGTATTGTAGATGGAGCAGCAATAGCTGGAACTTCGGAAGGAGCTACAGATGCTCCAACCAACCCTGATCCGATTGCCCCCATTGCGGAAACTTCTGTAGTGGCGGATCAGACTATGAATGTCTTCTTTGGCGAAGCTCCCAAATCAATTAGGGAGCTGAATCGGAGATACGTTTTGCATCGCACAGACGTACGATCTTCATCTACAACTTTTAACACAAAGTTATTGAAGATTAGAGACAAAGGCCTTGGTTTATGGCCTGGATGGGACCCGGAGGGGGTCGACACGGAAAATGGCAGTCCGTGTAACATTACCATTCCAACATTTGCTCAATGGTTTAGTCCTTGCTATTCAGGATGGCGAGGAAGTACTCGAACAAAGTATTTATTTAGTGGTAACACTGATTCTAATCCTATTGTTACTCGCATTGGTTATACGAGTGATCCGCGCTATGTAGAATCCAGTTCTGCACTTGCGGATCCAATAAGTGCTACTAAGAGATTGACATATGCAAATGGCCATCTCTCGGCTGGTGGCTCAGCCACAACAAATATCGGAGTCAACGATACAATTGAAGTTGAAGTACCATATTACAATGGTGCACGTTTTTCACCCGCAAGAATGCCTAGTGCATCATTTGCAAATGGGTGTCATTCAGCTCAAGTTGATACCGTTTTGTACAACCCAAATCTGGCATCTCCTGAATTGCCAGCTACTCAAGCAATCATTAGATCATGGAAATCTGTAGGAGAAGATTTTACTTTCTTCTTTTTCACAGGTTGTCCAATCATTTACAGCAATGAGATCGTGATTTCACCGTAGAAAATATTTTGGCTCATGGGTTGGAAAATATAAATGGGCTTATAAAGGGGCGCCTTTCTTTTGTACGCAAACAACCCTGCTCTTGGGTTATAAAATATTTTAGAGCATCCAGTCAGTTGGGTGACCCGACTGAGCGGCTTTCTTTTATGAGAGTCGTTGTAAGGAGCTTGCGCTCTGCATTTTGAGATATTAATATCTAGTGGTTTTTAATGCAGGGCGCTTAGCGTCTTGCAGGATTTTCCCATTAGGTTACAATTTCTTAGAATTGCACTTACATATTGTACAGTTGTCACATTGGTTAACCATTCCTTTGTGTAAATCCATCTGTACGTTTGTTGGTCATTTACGCAAAGATCGGAAGAG